ATCAGCTCTTTACTAGTAATAAAGGTGATAAAAAGCAATGATTTTTAGTAGAAATAGTTTAAAATGTCAATATTAACATTATGGTGAAATTATGAGTCTAGCCCTAGCAGCCAAACATTTAGAATCTCAAGGTCGTAACAAGGATACTAAGCTTGTTCATATGACCCCTGATGAGCTTAAAGCTCTTAATAAGCTATCTATAGATCATAACGGCAAACCACTATCTATTAACCCTAAAACAGGTCTTCCTGAAGCTGGATTTTTAGGTTCTATTTTACCTACTGTACTTGGTGTTGCTGGTACAGCTATGGGCATTCCTATGCCTCTTCTTATTGGAGGTATTGGACTAGCTACAGCTGCTCTAACAGGAGATATTGGCCAAGGTATTATGGCTGGTCTTGGTGCATGGTCAGGTACTAAATTAGGTGCAGATATTAAAGGTGCAGCAGACTTAGCACAAGTAGGTGGTAACTCGGCAGCAGCTGCATCAAATGCCGCAGCAAAAGCAGCATTAGATACATCAGTCTATACTCCTATGAGCACTATGGGAGCTCCATCTATATTAGGTAAACCAGCTTTAATAGACGCTACAGGCGGATTAGCTAACATTGGTTCAGTTGGAACAACAAATGCATTAGGTCAAACTATAGCTCCACAAATGGCTAAACAAGTTACTTCTGCTGGATTTAGTGCAGCACCACAAATGTCTGAATGGGATAAATTTACTACTGGATTAAAAGGTATTCAAGAAAAACCTATGGAATTTTTATCTCGTGATGGCGTTGCAATGAATACAGCTATGGCAGTTGGACCACCATTGCTTGAATTAGCTATGCAACAACCAGAATTACAAATAGGTCAAAAAGAAGAAGAAAATCCTTTTGGGTTAAAACGTATTACTAAAGACTTTAAAGGATCATTTCCAACTCAACCTAACCCATATTACACAGCGCAATATCCAGACTACACAGCAAGACCATATGGCATGAACAATGGTGGATTGTCTGATATTGATAGATATAAATCTAAAGGCAAAGTAGACGCTGAAAAACAATTGCGCTCTATTGAAACAATGAACAGAGGTATTAATTTAATATCTCCTATGCCAGATGGTTTTGCTCCTATTATTGCTCGTGATCCAGGTGATGCTATGGGTGGTGCTGGTATTGTTCAATATGAACAAGAATATGCTGGCATGACTCCAGATCAAAGAGCTTATGCTATGCTAAGAAACTTAAAAAAGAAAACATTAAAAGATGATCTAGCTACTGGACTACAACCTATAGGTGCATTAGGTGAAATTAATTTAATGCCAGCAGCTCAAAGACAAGCTATGTTAGAAAATCAAGCTAAACAACAAATAGTTCAAGAAGCTAAACGTGGCGGTTTAATGGATAGCCATTTAGGTGATTACTCAGATGGTGGTCGTTTATTAAAAGGACCAGGTGATGGTGTATCTGATTCAATACCTGCTACAATAGGCGGCAAACAAGCTGCAAGATTAGCTGAAGGTGAATTTGTTATTCCAGCAAGAATCGTATCTGAATTAGGTAATGGCTCTACAGATGCTGGTGCTAAGCGTTTATATGCTATGATGGATCGTATCAAAGCTAAACGTAAAAAAGCAAAAGACATAGCAGCAGATACTAAAGCATATAAATTATTACCAGCATAGGACAAGATTATGGGTATGGGTGCAAGTTTAGGCGGGTCAGGTAAAGGCAGGGGTCAAGCTACTAGCAATGGCCAGCCAGTATATTATGATTCATCAAGAGGTCAGTATTATACAAACAATCAAAGAAACCCTTGGGCAACTGTGTTTGGCATTACAAGTGAATCTGATAGAAATTATTTAGGAAATTCTTTAAATAATAATTTTGGCAATTTTCAACAATCTACCTCTGAGCCAAGAGTATACAATCCATCATACTCACAAACTACTGGTGAAGCATTTAATAATGGTGTAAATAGTGATAGTGGTATAGCTTCTATATTAGCTGGATTATATAGCTCTGGTGTATTTAATCAACAAACTACAAATCCATACGCACCACAAGGTACAGTAGGATCATTTAACAATATTCCTTATGGCCAACAACAAGAATCTATGTTTAGCCGTCAAGGTTTAGGTGGCAATCCATATGGCGGATATCAAGGACAAGGTTGGAATCCTTATGGAAATTACTATACACCAAGCAATACTAATAATAATGTGGTTCCTCCACCTAGAACTACAGGACCAGATGCATTACAACAATTATCATTTATGATGAATAGAAACAATACACAAATATAATGGACGTATCTTTAGTCCCTAAAGAACATATTGATCGTGTATGGCCTGAGATAAACACTTACGCAGAAAAGTGCGCTAAGTACACTTATGGTCGTTTTACTGCAGATGATATGCGTGAAGGTGTTATAAACAATCCAGCTCAGCAATTATGGATTGCGTTTGATGAAAGAGGTGTTGTAGGTTTCTGGATTACAGAGATTTGTGACTATCCTCGAAAAAGAGTTTTGATGTTGCATTTTGTAGGCGGTAAAGATTTTCATAGTTGGAGAGTTGTAGGTTTTCCTATACTAGTTAGATTTTGTAAGGATCATGGTTGTGAAGTTATGGAGTCCTACGGCAGACCAGGCTGGAAGAAGTTCTGGGAAGCTGAAGGATATAAAGCAAGGTTCGTTTTTTATGAATTACCAGTGGAATAAAAATTATGTTTAAACTATTTAATCTGTTTACTTGGGTACAAGACCTAGTAGAATCATTCACTTTTTACGGTGGTGGCGGCAAAGGAAGAGGAGGCGGTGGATCACCTCAACCTACTCAATCTACTAATTACACAACTAATATTCCAGAATATGCACGCCCTTATGTAGAGAACATGCTCAATGCTACTCAGGCACAGATTTATAATCCTAGCATGGGTGGCTTTAATAAGTATGTTCCGTACTCTACTGATCCTACTAAATACATTGCTGGTTTTTCTCCGCTTCAACAATACGCACAGTCTGGTGCAGCAAACTTAACGCTTCCATCTAATTATGGTTTAGCTACTGGCCAAACTTTAGGTACTGGTATGCAACTAGGTGCACTTGCACCACAAATGGGCATGGCTGGTATGAATTATGCGAACATGGCTACAAGCCCATTTGCTACACAAGCATATATGAATCCATATCTATCAGCTTCATTAGCTCCTCAATTAGCTGAAGCTCGTAGACAATATGATATTACTGGCCAACAACAACAAGGCGCAGCTACTCGTGCTGGTGCTTTTGGTGGCACTCGTGAAGCTTTAATGGCTGCTGAGAATAGACGTAATATGAACCAACAAATGAATCAGCTCATTGGTCAAGGTTATAACCAAGCATTTAATCAAGCACAACAAGCTCAACAATTTGGTGCTAACTTAGGACTTCAAGGTCAACAAGCTCAAGCTGGTGCATTAGCACAACAACTTGCTGCAGCTAACCAATTAGCAGGACTTGGTGGTCAACAACTACAAGCACAACAAGGTATCTTTAATTTACAGAACCAACTTGGTCAACAACAACAGCAACAACAACAAAACATTATCAACCAAGCTGTTCAAAACTACGCAACAGAACAACAATTCCCATTTATGCAATTGGGTATTCTCAACTCTATGCTTCGTGGTTTACCTATGCAACAATCTTCTACACAAATGTATCAAGCGCCTCCAAGCACTATTTCACAATTGGCAGGTCTTGGCACAGCAGGTCTTGGTGCATTAGGCATGTACAATCAAGCTATGGGATCTAAACGTGGTGGCTTGCAAGAAGTGAAAAAGATGGCAGCAGGTGGTAATGCTATTCCAATGAAGAGCTATACTGATGATCAACTACAAGGTGTGATTAGAAGCCCAGCATCATCTTTAATGGCTGACATTTATGCACAATCATTATTAAAAGATCGTGCTTACCTAAAAGCTAACCCGATGGCATCAAATGTCATGAATCAACCATTACCTACTGCACCTATGCCAGCACCAGATCAAATGGCGATGGCACCACAAACTCGTGTAGGTTTAGATGCTATTGGTACTGGTGATACAGTACAAATGGCTGGTGGTGGTTTATTAGCTTTTGCTGAAGGCGATGTTATTCCTTCTGTTGATCATAGCGTAATCCCTAAAGATAAAAAAGGCGATTATGATTGGGATACTTATATTGCACAAAAACTATCTCAAAAGTATACAGAAAGCCCAGCTGTTAAAGCACAAAGAGAAGCTTTAGAAGCTGGTATTGCTGAACGTAAAAAAATGATGGGTTATGAAGGTCTCACTCGATTTGGCTTAGACTTAATGGCTGGAACTTCCCAATTCCCACTTATTAACGTAGGTAAGGCTGGTACATCTGCATTAGATTACATGTCTGGTGAAAATAGAGATATTGCTAAAGAAAGAGAAAAACTCATTGAGCTTAAATCAACTGAAGAGAAAAACAGAGAAGCTCGTGAAGCTCAAATGTTGGGTTATGCTATTCAAGCTGATACAGCTAAGAAAAATAAAGTATTGCAAATGGCTCAAATTTCAGCTACTCGTGATGCTACAAAAGCTTCTCAACTTGCTACTAACCAACTTACTGCGGCTAAACTATATGGTGATGTTCTAACTAAAAATATATTATCATTGCGTAAACAATTTAGTGATCTTGGTTTACCAGTTGATGAGAATGAATTACAATTAGATGCAGAAAGATTAACTTATGATGCATTTAAGGGTGCACCAAAAGGTAGCGTTATGGCTGACTATATGTCTGGCGTAACTGCACCTGAAGCAAGAAAAGCAAAAGAAGTAGAAGCTCCAAAAAAAGAAACATCAATGTTTGATGGACTAGGTAATAAAATACGTGATTTCGTTGGTGCTAATAAAACAGTGCCGTTTGGTCAACTACCAAAGTAATACATTATGCCTATTGACGTTAGGATGCCCGATGGGACTCTGATCACAGGTGTCCCAGATAACATAACGCAAGCTGATTTAATGGCTCGCTTTGACGCTTTTAAAGCGCAACCAGTCACGTCTACAGCTCCAGAAATTCAAGTCACACCACAAGCGCCTCAGGTTGGCCCTGAAGGTGCTCCAATTCCCTCTGTATTACAAACTCAACCTCAAGTATCAGAAGATAGACCTATCGCTGGATCTGCTAGAAAAGGCGTTGTTAATCTACAACAAACAGTTGAGAATCTAAAACTTGCTAATCTTATGGAATTACAAGATGCATACAAGAGTCAGTATGGTCAAGATTACGAGAATGCTCCCCCAGAAAAGATTGCAGACTTACAAAAATTAGAAGACGATATTAATACTTCTAGACGTATGTCTACGTCTTATGATTTACAACGTCAAACACTCACTAAAAAATATGGTATTACGCCATTAGCTCAAAAGCTAGATGCAGTTCAATCAACGCCAGAATATGAAAAAGCTAATACTTTACAAAAGTTTCAAGCTATTGGTGAAACGCTTGTTAAAAACCCAGGCGACATCCCATCTTATATTGGTAACATTGGATTAGAAAGTTTACCTAATTCACTAGCCATGATGGCATCTGCCGTGCTTGCTAGATACATGACTGGTAGTTCATCTGCTGCAGCTACAGCAGGCGGTGCATCATCTTCATTCATGGAGTTTGGTAATCAATATGTAAACGCTAGAGATCAAGGCAAAACTCATCAAGATGCTATGACAGAATCTGCAGTCAAGTCTGGCGTTATTGGTTACTTTGATGCTGTGTCATTTGGATCTGCTGGTAAAGCATTAGAAGCTATTGTAAAAGACTTTCAAAAAGGTGCTATCAAAGCTACCGCTAAAGAAGTAGGAAAAGAAACAGGTAAGCAAGCAGGTTATGGCGCAGCTGGTGAAGCTGTAGGCTCTGTAATTACAGGCCAAGAAGTTGACCCACGTGCCGTAGTAGAAGAAGCATTAGGTGAAATTGCTGGTGCACCTATGGAAGCAGTCACTACTTACAAATCTACTAAAGCTGCAGCTGAAGCACAACCAACCCCACCTCCAGTCTCTGAAAGAATAGAACCAGAAGTTACACCTATTAGACCAAGACCAGAAGTTACACCTGAGCAACCTATTGCTACAGAGCCTGCTCCAATACAAACTGTACAAGCAGAACCAACAAAAGTAGAAACATCATATGATACTCAAGCTATGCTTGATGAATTGTCTGGTAAAGATGTTGAATATGTACCAGAAGAAGAAGTTAAAGTTGCTGAGCCAACAAAAGAAGAAGTTGTTAAAACACCTGAAACAGAATTACCAATAGGCTCAACAGTAAGATGGAATGATGATGGTACTCAAGTTGAATCAACCATTTTAGATACAATGTCTAAAAATGGTATTACTATGTATAAGGTTACCTCTACAGATCCAGCAAGATCAAATGGAGTATGGGTTGAGTCATCTAATTTAAATCCTGTTGTAACTCCTGAAGTTAAAGAAGAGCCTACAGGCGTTATATCAGAAACAGAAAAAGAGTTTACTCCAGTAGGCGGAAGATTAATTAATAAAGCAGATGTAGCTAGACTTGGCCGTGAGTCAGCTATGGCATTACAACAAAACTTAGCTACTCAAGAAGCTGAGAAACAAAAACAACTTAAACAAGAAGCTCGTGAAGAAAAGTTTAGAGAGCCTCCCACACAAACATTATCTGCAAGATTAGTTCAAGAAGGCGGTATTAGCCGTTCTCAAAAACGAGATATGCTTGGTGAGACAGGTAAGATTGAAGGCTACGATCATGTCTTTAGAGAAAAAGGCGGTGATCTTTTAACGCTTGTTAAAGACGGTAAGCTTGATGAGTACTTGCCTCCAGATATTAGAACTACTGCTACGCCACCAGATGGACTCTTTGATGCTAGACCAGGATACAACTACATCTCTGACCTAATCAAGACTGGTGAAAAAATCCATACATATGATTATGAAATGGCTAAGCTTCAACATGAGAACATGGTCTATGAAAAGAACTTAGCTAAACAACAAATGACACCTAATGAAGCAGCAAGAGCAGCAGCTGCAGAAGAACAAGGTAAAGTCTTTTTATCTCAAGGTCAGATTGAAGGTGGCAGCACACCAGACATCATTACTCAATCAGTTAAAAATGAACTTGGTAAGGAAGGCAGTAAGCTTCTCGACAATAAGAAGATTATTATTGTTAAAGACATCAATGAACTTAGAGAAAAGAATTATCTTGGCGATAGGATTAATCAGCTAACAGATAACACTCGTGCCTTGTATGATCCAGTCACTGATCGTTCATACTTTATATCTGATCGTATGAAACCTAGTGAAGTTAGAGCTATGGCTATGCATGAAGTCGGAACACACTATGGCATGAAGAAAATGCTTGGTGATGCTGGATTTAAAACCGTATTAAATAATGTAAAAAGATTAAGCGCTACAGATTCTCCTGTAAGAAAAGCATACAACGAAACGCTTAAAGCTTATAGCAATCTATTAGAAACAAATCCAGACGCTTTCTATGAAGAGGTATTAGCTTACTTAGGTGAAACTGCACCTAACCATTCTTTATGGAAACAAATACTACAAAAAGTTAAAGCATTCCTAATCAAGTACGGAATCGTTAAGGATATATCTGCCTCCGAACTGCAAGACTTAGTGATGACATCTTTAAGACGTGCATCTTATGAAAAGGCTAAACCTTTGAAGGCAGCTACTGAAACAAAGGTAATGTCTTCAGAAAAAGAACAAATCAAAAAAATAGCTGGATGGACAGATGATCGACTAGATAAATTAATGGACAACGGTACTTATTCGCAAAATGAAAAATTTGCTAGGAAGTATGCTGTCATGATGACTCCTGATGAATTTTTAGGTTTAACCACCAATAAAGATATGATGGAAACCTTAGAAAAAGAAGCAGACGAAATGGGTCCTCTTGATATTAACACCATGCGTGAATATGATCTTCCTATGTTCTTAGATATAAAAGGACCTCGCACCATAGAGATGGAAGATAAATGGGGTTCTAAAGTTGATGAGTCTGATGTTGCCTTAAAAGTAAAAGGACATGAAGGTAGACATAGAGCTATTCTTATGAAGCGAGCTGGTGTAGAAAGTTTTCCAGTTATACTAAATCCTGAAGGTGGTGGACAAGTAGAAAGAGACACAATAAGAGTATTAAAGCTTTTCCCTCAATTTACAGAAGGACGTGCTGCTGTTGTGAGGAACGCTATACCACTCAACAGACTTTATGAAAATGAATTAAAAGGTATGCTTGATGAGTCAACGATTAAATACTCACAAAGACCACCACGCAATATCAAAGGCCAAGAAGTTATTCCTCAATGGCATGGTCCTGAAGAATCTAAAATTGATACATGGATTTACAGACTACAAAACAAACAGATCGATACTAAGCGTGTTCAAGAGCTGATTGGTGACATAGAAGAAGACTGGAATGTATACGACAAAGAACAGCTCTATCATGGTAGAACCGCAGCTGGCATTCGTAATTTCTTACTTAAAGAACTTTTACCAGTCATCAAAGAGATTGAACGCTTAAAGATTAGTCCTGAAGATATTCGTACTTACTTGCATAATCGTCATGCAGAAGAACGTAATAATCAAATGAATAAGATTAACCCTGATGTCTATGATGAGACTACAGGAAGAACCATACCTAATCCACTTAAAGATAAAGGATCTGGTATATCTACTGCTGACGCAAGAGCTTACCTAGCAGGTTTAGATCCAGCTAGAAAACAATTACTAGAACAGATTGCTACTAAGTTTGACCAAATGGTTAAGGGTACACAACAGATCTTAATTAACTCTGGTGCTGAATCTGCTGATACGATTGCTAAATGGAATAGCACATATGAACACTATGTTCCTCTCTTCCGTATTGAAGATGAGATGGCTAGACCAACAGGTATGGGTGGTACAGGTCAAGGCTTTGGTGTACGTGGCGCATTCAGTAAACGTGCTATGGGTTCAGAGAAAGATGTTCAAGACATTTTAAGTAACATTATTGCTCAACGTGAGCGTGCTTTAATTCGTGCTGAGAAGATTAGAGTAGGTCGTGCTTTATACGGTCTAGCTATTCAGAATCCTAATCCAGACTTCTGGTTACCTATCAATCCTGATGCTATTAGAAACAGGAAGCAAGCTGTTGCTGAATTAAGACGCATGGGTGTACCTGATGCTGAGCAGATGATTGATAATCTCATGGCAGAACCTAAAGAGCGCTATCTTAAAAAGACGAGAGCTGCTGAAGAAGGTTTTGAACCTGATGAAGACTTTGACTTTGACTCAGGTTTACCAGTCAACGAAAGTAAAGAAGTCGTAGCATCTAAAGTTAACGTCATGGCACGTTACAAAGACTTTGTGTTCCCAGTACGCATCAATGGTAAGGATAGATATATATTCTTTAATAAGAATGATCCAAGAGCCTTACGTATGGTTCAAGCACTAAAGAACTTAGATGCAGAAAACTTAGGTTACCTTGAAAGTATCTTTGGTAGATTCACTCGCTGGTTTAAGAACGTTAACACCCAATACAACCCAGTCTTTGGTCTAGTCAACTTCCTTCGTGATATGAGTGGTACATTCCTTAATCTTACAAACACAGAGATTAAAGGCAAACAAGCACAAGTGATTGCAGGTGCTTATAAAGCCATGGGTGGTATCTTAAATGTACATAGAGCTGAACGTAAAGGTAAACCATTACCTACTGGACCATGGGCTACATTATATCAAGAAGCTCGTGATGAAGGTTTCCAAACAGGTTATCGTGATTCATTGATCCGTAACCAAGAAGAGATGCAGATTGTTGAACGTACACTATCACAATTTAAAGATGGCAATACTAAGAAAGCTTTCTATGCAGTATTAGGTGGCCTTACAGATTATAACGATATGATGGAAAATGCATTCCGTCTATCAGCATACAAGGTTGCTCGTGATCAAGGCTTATCTAAACAAAAAGCAGCGATCATTGCTAAGAACCTTACAGTTAACTTTGATAGAAAAGGTGCTTGGACATCTTCAGTCAATGCGCTCTATGCATTTTTTAATGCTTCCGTACAAGGTACTGAACGTATCTATCAAACACTTAAAGGTCCTAAAGGCAGAATCATTATTGGTGGTGGTATCTTAGCTGGTATGGTACAAGCTGTTATGTTAGCTGCCGCTGGATATGGTGATGATGATCCTCCAGAGTTTGTCCGTGAAAAGAACTTTATTATTCCACTCGCTGATGGTACATATATAACCGTGCCTTATCCATTAGGCTATAACATACTACCTAACTCAGGCCGTATCGTAATGGACTTTATGATTCATGGTGGACGTAATCCAGGCAAACATACAACAGCACTTATGTCAGCTATCATGAATTCATTTAACCCATTAGGTAGCTCTGGTTTTGCAATACAAACACTCATGCCTACTGCTATTGACCCATTAGTTGCACTAGCAGAAAACAAAGATGCGTTTGGTCGTCCTATCTATAGACCTGATCGTACTACAGCACCGACACCAGGTTATACAAGATCAAGAGATACATCTTCTACATTAGGTAAAGGCCTCGCTGAATTCTTAAACTGGGCATCAGGTGGAACTAAATATACAAAAGGTTCAATTAGTCCTACAGCTGATGAGATAGACTTCCTTGCTGGCCAAGTGGGCGGTGGTTTATATCGTGAAGTATCTAAAGCAGCCAAAGCTGTTGGCGCTCAGTCTACAGGTGAAGCATTAGCGCCTTATCAAAGACCGCTTGTAAGTAGATTCTATGGTGAAACAGGATCTCCTGCAGCTGTATCTCAAACATTCTATAACAATATTACTCGTATGACTGACCATGAGAATGAGATTAAAGGTCGTATGAAGAATAGAGAAGACGTACAAAGCTACTTAGATAACAATCCAGAAGCTAGGTTATGGAAGAGAGCTAACTCTATTGAGAATAAGATTAATGAATTAAACAAGAGAAAACGTACATTTATACAACGTGGCTATCCTAAAGAGCGTGTTCAAGCTATTGACGCACAAAAGACCATGATGATGCAGAGATTTAATGATCAGGTAAGTAAGCTTACGCCTGATTAATCTCTGATATTGTCACTTCGCAGTACCCATCCTTAGCAACTTCCATCCTTGTTACACACAACTTATCTATTTGAGAGTCATTCTCATATACATTGGCATGTTCTAAGGCATCCAACAAAGGCTTTAAAATGTTGTCTACATCCCTCTTTCTGTTGTCGGGAGGGTACAGGTATACCTCCATGTGTAATCGTTCGTTTAAGGCCCCTTTACGTGCGTTTAAAGAGCATAAAAACACGGCTTCTCTAAACTCTTTTCCCTTCTTTCCGAGAAATTTCTTAGATCCGACTTGGCCCCAGTAATGATTTACGGTAGGAGGATAGGGTAATTTTAGTTTTATTGTTTTCATATCGTGTATTATAACAGATGAATTAATATGGGTACAACCTATTGACATATATTTTATACTATGCCACCATTACAACTCATTTTACTTTAACGGGGGATATTATGAAAAGATTTATATCAATCACAGAACATGTTATGACAGATCAAAAATACAATGATCTTGTTAGAGATGGTTTTGAACCTACAGAATTTATTACATCAATCACCGCTGATCATGCAAGAGATCGTGGATTAGAAACTAAGGTTAGATGTATAGAAGTAGATTACGATATATTAAATGATGTATGTAAAGCAGTAGATACCATTGCTACTGACAAAGCTTTTGATGAATTAGAAGAAGCTATGTTAAGAGTGAATATGTGTCCTGGTGGAAACTGCGAAGCATGAAAATAACCAACGAGTTTAACTTACCTAAACCATTTGAGAACATAGCTAAGAATCCTAGCTACTCAAAAGGTAAGGCTCATATCTCAGCAACAAGTCTTCTTAATAGTCCTAAGATTGTTACGCTATTAAAGAAGTATGATGACCAGTTGACACAAGATGTATCAGATATGATTTGGTCTATCTTTGGTTCAGCAGTTCATAACGTGCTTGAAAAAGGTGCTGATGAACATAATTTAGTTGAACAAAGATTTTATGCTGAAGTAGATGGCTGGCATATCTCTGGTGCTATTGATCTTCAAGTCGTAGATCCTGATGGCATTCATATTAAAGACTATAAGACTACATCTGTTTGGGCGGTGATGAATGATAAGCCTGAATGGGAACAACAACTTAATATCTATGCATGGTTAGTTTACAAGAATAAACAAGTGCCTATTAAATCATTACAGATTGTTGGCATCTTAAAAGATTGGAGTAAACGTGAGGCTGAACGTAAGCCTGAGTACCCACAAAAGAATATAGCTATTGTAGATATTCCACTATGGACATTTGAAGAGCAAGAAGCTTTTATTAAAGGCCGTATTGCTAAGCATAGTGCTGCTGAGTTTGCATTAGAAACAGGCGCAGAGATGCCTGAATGTACACCTCAAGATATGTGGGAAAAGCCACCTGTATGGGCAGTCATTAAAGTAGGTAATACAAGAGCTAAGTCCTTACATGAAACAGCAGAGTTAGCTGATGCTGCGCTACAAGAGTTAGGCAACGGTTATGAAATACAAGAACGTAAAGGTGACAGAACACGTTGTAAAGATTATTGCTTAGTCAATAGATGGTGTAAACAATATAAAGAATATATGGAGGCAAAGAATGGCTAGGCGATGGAATTGGAATACAGAAGAGTATGAAGAATACGAAGACAAGATACAATCCGATGGATCAACTGCACTGTATTACGAATTACCTGAAGGTGCAAGTGAATTACAAGATTTAATTAGTGCTAAGAATATGAATGCACAGATTGGTGAGATATTTAGAGCTTGCTATAGATATGGACAAGTAGCTCATAGTCCAGAGATTAGAGATATAAAGAAGATTTTATTCTATGCGAAAGCTGAATTAGAACGATTAAATAAACTAGAGAAGGAAAATGTATGAGTGTATATAGAAAACTACAGGAGGCTAGGTTAGAACTTCAATCTACCTCACTAAAGAAGTCTGGCAAGAACAAGTTTGCTAACTTTGAATATTTTGAGCTAGGTGATTTCTTACCTACCATTCAAAATATATTTATGAAACATGGGTTATGTGGAACGATTACTTTCTACACTGATATTGCCATATTGACTATTGTTGATACTGACAAACCAGAAGATAAGATTGAGTTTAAGAGCCCTATGTCCACAGCTGAGCTAAAAGGATGTCACGCCATTCAAAATCTTGGGGCTGTGCAGACCTACTTGAGGCGGTATCTTTGGGTGGCAGCGATGGAGATAGTTGAACACGACTCTCTTGATGCTGTAACAGGAAAAGATGAGCCAAAAAAAGCTAAACCTACAGTTGAAAGTCCACGCATTGTAGGTGATAAAGGCGAGTGGCAAATAGATGCACCAGCTGACTCATTAGGTCAAGACGTTAAGGGTTGGTTGGAATTAATTAGGAATGCAACATATATGTTTTTAGATATGTGTAACAAACCTGAGGATGTGTTAATGATATTTAAGAAAAACAAAGTATTATTTGACACTGTTAAATTAACTGACCCATCATTCTTCGCAGATATGATGACTAAGTTTACAGAAGTAAAAACAAAACTAGAAAAGGAAGCAGTATGAATATAAAACTTGAATTAACTCAAGAAGAAACAGGATTCTTAATGGGAGTTTTAGCAGAACTACCTACTAAGACAGGCGCATGGACTTTAATTCAAAAAATTAAAGAACAAGCAGAACCACAAGTACCACAAACAACTAAAGAGGAGACATTAAATGGCTGAGCAAAGACCCAATAGCGGAACGCTAGGAAAGAATAGATACAAAGAAGGTAAAGAAAATAGACCTGATCTTACAGGAAACATTCATGTTGATCGTAATCTATTAATTGATTTACTTACTAAACATAAAGATAAGCCTCTTATTCAGTTAAGACTATCTGCATGGAACAAGCAAAACAATGACACAGGCGAAGGCTTTTTAGGTATTGCAGTATCAGAACCTACACCTCCAAAGCAAGAAGCTGGTAAGAATCCTTGGGAGTAACCATGGAAACCATTCAGTTTGAAGGTGTTAAGGTTGCCCTTAAACAAGATAAAACTGGATACGTACTAACATTATCTATGCATCCTGACGATATCCCTGAAACATTACTCAGGGATTTTGTTGGGGCTAGATACCAAGTTGTTATGGTAAGGTTAGATAACCATGAAACTCCGATTGATCGTCAAGAAGAGTTTGCTGCTGATCGTGCTATAAGAATATCTGGTATGTTATGTCGTGATCCAAAGTTTTGGGAATTCCTTTACTCAAGAAGTGATATCTCTACTAAAGATTATGAATCTGCAACTCAATGGTTAAGATTCTATTTAGATTTAGAATCAAGATCTCAACTTAAAACTAACATTGAAGCTCAAAATAAACTTGATGCTTTATACAGGGAATATATTGCATGGAAACCGATAAGCTAATACCGTATTCAGTTTACCTGCCAAGTGATTTACATAAGAAATTAAAAGCACTGGCTCGTGACCGTAAAGCTTCTGAACTTATTCGCAATGCAATACAGATGATTATTGATGGCAATACTGCATACAATAGCGGATACAACAAAGCTCTAAAAGATACTATAAAAGTTATTAACAATAATGAAAGTGCTATCACTATATCAGTGCATGGTATTTTAATTGCTGACAACTTAATCTCTGATATTAAAACGTTGGAGGTAAGTAAATGACAGACAAAGAACAACTAGAGGCTGTCTATGCTGGCATGGCTATGATGGGTTATCTTATTCGTGGCACGCCCATACATAAGATCCCTGAAGAAGCTAAGGCTATGGCAAAAGCTATGATGGAAGATGAGGTTAGCGTTGGTCTTCCTCCGATCAAACGCAGAGCCAAGAAATGAATGAAAAAAGATATTGCTCGTCATGTCTTTCATTCAAACCAGCATCCACAGGTAAATTAGTCTATACTGCAAGTAAACATATTAAACGATTCAAATGTGCTGTATGTTTAAGTAAAATGGTCAAACCAAATAAGGACTTATATGTTTCAAGAACTCATAAAGATAGCTGAAGAAGTATACGTTTTAGATAAACAACTTGGTATTCGTTTAGGCAAATGTCTAGAATCTTTAGGTAAAAAGATTACTGAACACAACGCAGAAACCAAAGCTACTAATGCTAAGATTCGTAAACTAGAAGGTAAAATTAAGTCTTTTGAATCTGCTATGCGTAGGAGAATGCACTAATGGAAAACTATAAACAATGGATGGAACAAAAGCTTACATCAGAAGATATGGATAAGCTTCCTAAAGTAGTTAAGCCGCTTACAAGAGAAAAGATTATAGATATACTTAAAGAAAATCAATGGAATGTTGATGAGCCAGATGATCTTATTCAGTTTGCAAGATTCATAGAAGAAGCTCATGGCATTGTATAGGAATAAGAAGTTATTAGAAGTAGTAAGAGAATCTCCATGCCAAGTCTGCGGTATTGAAGATGGTACAGTAGTCGCAGCACACTCTAATCAATCCAGAGATGGTAAATCGACCTCCATGAAAAGTCATGATTTCCGCATAGCCGCAATGTGTTACAAGTGCCATGCCAATCTAGATCAAGGAAGTAAGATGACTAGAGAAGAAAGAGTAGAAATGTGGGAAGATGCCCACAGAAGAACAATAGGCTGGTTATTTGAAAAAGAACACTTGGAGGTTAAATGATGGTTGACACTTTAGTATTAATTCTAGTAGGATGGGTAGCAATTCTTACCTATAAGCTTGTTCGATATGAAAAAGATATGTCGTTATATCAAGCTAGAATATTACAACTTATGGCTAGAACTAATATGCTTAAAAGAGAAGGCCGTCCCATGACTAGAAAAGAAGCTATTAAGATTGCCGATGAAATGTTTGATATTGTAGAAGGAAAAGATGATGAAAGCTGATGCATGGTTGTTACAAGAGTTCGATGAAAAAGGCAATATTGTCTGGTCATCTATTATGCCTATAAGACCCAAAGAGATGTCTTGGTTTAAAGACCTGCCTAGCAAGAAACATAATATTGTCCTGACCCCTTTGTATGCAGATCATACCCAAGCAGAAAAGTTTAGCGGTGTGAAGTCCTACAAAGAGTCCACACAGCGTTTGATAGAAGCCAATCAAGGACTATAAATGACCACCCGTCTTATCAACGATTATACAGTTAAGGTAACGTATGATATGTTGAGAAAGATGCCCCCATTCAATGACTGGAAACTTCCAGCCCCACACAAAATTATTTTTGAAACAAACACTGATCCAACTATCTGCGGTGAGTTTGATGTAGAGCCAATGATTATGCGGATTAGCACGCACCACCAAGAAACCTATGTCAACATGATGAGAACCGTTGCACATGAAATGGTTCATCTAAAGCTTTACTTAGATGGCAAAACACATTATGATAAGCATGATCAAACATTCAGGAAATTGATGTTTCAATTCAATGCTTTATACGGGTTTGATAGGAAAGAATTATAAACTTACGAGGGAAACCATGAAATATAAATCAGTATTAGTTATATCAGATCTTCATATTCCGTACCACCACCCAGATGCTTTTGCTTTTCTAAAAGCCCTTAAAACAAAATACAAACCAGATCATGTAGTCAACATAGGTGATGAGCTTGATATGCACGCTATGTCCATGCATGATAGTGATCCAGACTTATACTCTGCTGGTCATGAATTGGCCGCCTCTATATCTTACATTCAAAAGCTTGAAAAGATATTTCCTAAGATGACCATCGTTCACTCTAACCATTCATCTATGTTATTTAGACGTGCATTAAAACATGGTGTACCTAAAGGTTACCTTAAAGATTACAATGACTATCTTGGTGTAGGTAATGGGTGGCAATGGGTAGAAGACCATACGATAACTCTATCAGATGGTTCACGTTGTTTCTTTACTCACGGATTATCTGCTGACGTTCTTAAAGTAGCCATGCAGTATGGTATGAATACGGTTCAGGGCCACTATCATACTAAGTTCAGCATTGGCTACTACTCTAATCCAGATGCACTAGTTTGGGGCATGCAGGTTGGCTGTTTAATTAACCAGAAGTCTATGGCATTTCAATATGCAAAGAACTTTAAAACTAGATTCATTGTAGGTTGTGGCATGATTATTAATGGTCAGCCCAAATTAATGCCTATGATGCTTAATGAAAATGGTAAGTGGATAGGTAAACTATTATGATCATAAGCACTTTTGAAAATGAGAATAGAGCATCAAATGTCTGTCGCCAACAAGGCAAATGGGTTGTCATGCTATATGAAGGTGATGATTACATTAAGACTGAACATGCCGACAATGAATATTCTGCCGAAGAAATAGCAGAAAATTGGGTATTTATGGGAGATTAATATGCATTACATAATGATAGTTATCATGTTTGGCAATATGTCTGTTGAAACGTACAGTGTAGATTTTGATTCACAACTCACTTGCGAGAATGCAAAAACCGCTATAATAGAAAAATATGATAATTTTAGTAAGCGCCCAGGAGTTACTCCTGTGGTTTTATGTGTAAGGAAATAGCATGGCAAGTGAAGCAGGAAAAGGTAGTAAACAAAGACCGACTAATAAAGAAGCCTATGACGAGGCATATGATCGTATATGGGGTAAGAAGAAGAATCAATCCTATAAAGATAAACCATACAAAGATGGCGTAGCTTATGATTCAGATTCTGAAATGCTTCGTGATATTAGATATGATGTAAAGTATATACCAGACGATCATTATGAAGAGTGAGGTTCAGTCGCCTTGCATTAAAGTTTGTAAGCTAGAAAACAATCACTGCGTTGGATGCGGTAGATCCAAGCATGATATTACTCATTGGCTTGAATACAGTAATGAGAAGAAGTTCCAAATAGTAAGACAACTTAAGAAGAAAAAAAGATGAATAAATTAGAACCTATCGTTCACGCTATAGTCATTGCCGCCATGATGTATGGAATGTATGGTGTAATTAAACTATTCGTCATGATGTTTAAGTACCTCTAATTACCAAAACATAGTCAATACGCCATTCAAGCGTATCAAATGTCCTTGTAATGTAATCCTGTATTCCCCACTTACATAAGTTTTTAACCCAGCAATCCTATGTAGTATAGTGCCATGATGGCCTATAAATTCTTTCTCTTCATAGGCTAGGTGTTTCTGTTTCCCATCTTCAATATAATCCATACCAGCCCCACCGCTTGGAAGTTTAATAGCTACGGTGAATGCATAGGGATCAACTGATCCTAAGTCTAATGTAAGATGCGGGTAGTCTTGATGCCAAATACCTGCATGGCTAAGCAGGAATGGACTTGACATAAAGATATGAAAGGAAGGTACAGCTAGACGATCACTGATTGCAATAGGTTCACCGAACTGATTTGATAAGTGATCAATAATGATAGCATATAAGCTATCAAATTCTTTTAGAAGTATTGGGTTAAGAGTCTTGATTTCCTCATGGTAAGCTGGGGTCTTTCCATCTAGGTAAGAGCACCTTCCAAGAGTGTAGAACGGGAATTCATTTGATCTTGATATCCAGTGATGTTGTAGTCTAAAGACCTTATCTGCTATCTCATCAACATCTATATCAAGTTTATGGCGTACAAAAGGGGACATAAGTCCCCTATTATACTACTAATAGCAATCTGTTACGATAACCATTACTTGTTCATTACGTACATAGTTACTTCAAAGCCAAAACGCATTTCAGTAGCTGCTGGAGTTGTCCACATAGTATTTCTCCTAAAAATTTATACACTTGATTGTGTATATGTTTATATTATTCCCATTTATATACATATCCATCAGTAAAACCATGAATCCAGCCTAATTCTATATAACATTTAGTTATATACAAGTATTTCTATATAATTTTTACAAATATGTTGACAGGAATAGTCAGGTTTGTTATAGTTTCGTTGTGAGTCCCTTTCCTCACGTGTCTTCCCTTTATCTCTTCTCTCGATAAAGTTCGGTGTCCCTCGCACCTTAAAACCCTTAGACTGATCATCTAGGGGTTTTTTCTTTGTAGCTATTGCTTTTTTATCCAAGTAGGTGTAAATTAATAAATGAGAGAAGCGAATTGGGGAGATTGATGATGTATTTCTACGTCATCATCTTTCTATTCCCTTTTGTCCGTACTCCAAACGATATCAGTGAACCTACATGGGTTGCTTGGAAGAATACATAGGCCTTGTTTACACCCGCAAGCGAGCCTCGTGAACTTAAATGGGTATCACACAAGATGCATAGGACTGGGGTGACTTGCCTACTATGCACCGATTGAACATTAACTCTGTGTAGGATTGGTATTGAGTGTGCTTCTGTTGCTTGATATGGATCAAAGGTGCTACTTCTCACCCTAGGCGGAGCTATCTCTAAAAACAATGAAAGGATCATATGGATTTTACCCACGCAGTTGTAGACGATGGCGATATCATCAGAAAATATCGTTGGTCAAAACGAGAAGCTAAATGGTATAAAGATTCACACCCTGATATAGATGTGATAGAGTTACCTAAAGCACCAAAAGAAGTATTTAATTTTAACGATTACGAGGAAGCACCATACTAATGAGCGAAGTCTATCATAAAAAATATCTAACGACTGAACAGGTCATAGCAATCAAGAAGGCATTGAAGACCATGCCTATTCCAAAGGTAGCTAAACAATTTAATCTTAAGAAACACAATGTAAGAAACATATATCTAGGTATATCATACAGAACGGTAGGTGAATAATGGCTGAGACAAAGAAAACAATCATAGTTGAAAATGTTTTAGTTAAAGGGTATATTAAACACGCTAATGGAAAAAAGACTTTGTTTGAATTTAACAAGCAAGACTTTAACCCAAAGGCATTCGAGAAAATATTTGAGGAAGTGGGGAATAAGTTTTAATGTATACCGCAATTGATGACAGAAAGATGGCTAATAAAATATTGTTTTATGTTGTAGGATATCCAAGTGCTACGATAGATGACATCATTAAGAATTGCCATACTAACTACCGCAGATTAAAGAAGTTAGAAGCAGAGGGATATATCGTATTACCAAAACCAACAGCGAGAGGACAAAGAAATAAGCAATACTATGAGGACAAAGCCATTCAATCAAGCGGTGCATGATGCTTGTGATCCGCCAGCAAGGGAAGCAGTAAGTAAGTATATCAAAGCCACATGGGGAATGAATGCGTGGCACAATCCTAATCAGTATGCAGTTGATCTCATTATCGAGAAAGATAAAGAGTTAATCGGCTATGCTGAAATTGAAATGAGAGATTGGGATCATTGTCCCTTCAAAACAATCCATATACCCAAGCGAAAAGATAAACTATTCAACAACGATAAGAAGACTATTTATTTTGTTGTGTCAAGAGGTATGGAACGTGCATGGTATATAGATTCACAAGTGATTAAAGATTCAGCAGTCGCTGAGATACCTAACAAAGCAGTAAGTCAAGGGGAATATTTTTACGATGTTCCTACATACCTATTCACTGAAGTAAATTTGTAGCATAGAATTATAAATGAGAGACAAACCACAATATACAGATTTAGAACATAGGATATTAGAGTTATCTGATGTCATTGATATGTTAAATGAAGAGAACATTAAGCTCAAAGATATTGTTGCCTCTCACCAATGGAATGCAACAGAGTTTGAACAAGACTATATATTGCATGAGATCACTCAACTCAGAAAAGATATAGCAGTGCTAGAGAAGAGTGAAGCAAGTGCAATAGCAAGTAGAGATATGTTTCAAAATAGAAATGCAGAATTACTAAAACAATTAGCGTATTACAAGAGGCTTCACAAAGCCTAGCCCACACCAGAGGGAATCTGGAAGTTAAAGGATAATAATGTTAGAACTACGAGAACACCAACAAGGTGTCATTGATGCATTGCGTCAAGGATTTAAAGAGGGTCATAGAGCTCAACTACTCTACGCACCCACAGGATTTGGCAAGACAGAAGTAGCTATCTACTTAATGGAAGCTACAAGAAAGAAAGAAAACCGATCAGGCATGATCTTAGATCGCATAGTCTTAGTAGATCAAACATCACAACGACTAGAGAAGTATAATATTTTTCATGGCGTTCACCAAGCTGACCATTGGAAATATAATACATCAGAACTCATTCAGATATGCTCTTCTCAAACATTAGAGCGCAGACAAGACTTTCCAAAGATGGACTTGTTGATTATAGATGAATGCCATATTGCAAGAAGACAGATCACAGAACTGATTAAGAAGAACCCAAAACTCAGAGTGATTGGACTTACCGCTACACCCTTCACAAAAGGACTTGGTGATATCTATACCAATGTTGTATGCGGATCAACGACACAATCATTAGTCATTAATAAATGGTTAGCCCCTCTCAAAGTTTATATTGCCAAAGAGATTGACATGAAGGGCGCTAAAAAGATTGCAGGTGAATGGTCTCCTGATGTCGTTACAGAACGAGGCATGAGAATAACAGGGGATATTGTTCAAGAATGGATTAAAAAGACTCATGAGATATTCGGCAGACCACGCAAGACTATCGTCTTTTGCGCTGGAGTAGCACATGGTCAAGACTTGGTTAAGCAGTTTGCCGAGAAGGGATACAATTTTGTATCTATCTCATATAAAGAAACAAGTGAATTCAAGAAGGAGGTGATCGAGAACTTTAGCAAGCCCGATACAGACATTCATGGATTAATTGCTACTGATATCTTAACTCGTGGTTTTGATGTCCCTGATGTAATGATCGGAGTATCCGCTAGGCCATTCAGTAAATCCCTATCCTCACATATTCAACAGATGGGTAGGGTGATGCGCCCTTCGCCTGATAAAGAGTTTGCCTTATGGTTAGACCACTCAGGTAATTATGTCCGCTTCCGTAATGAATGGGAAGAAGTCTATCAAGAAGGCGTTCAAGACTTAGACCCTAGCAAGATAGAACACGCACATAAAGAACCCACAGAACGAGAAAAGGTTGAGGCTAAGTGTCCCGCTTGCTCTGCATTATGGGAACATGGATCAGAGGAATGCTATGCTTGTGGTTATGTAAGAAAGAAAAAACAATTCGGATCAATAGCGGGTGAAATGCACGAACTTGGTATGAATGGTCGTGATAAGCTAGAGAACCGCCAACAATTTTTCTCTGAGTTATTGTATGTTGCTAAGAATAAGAATTATAGTCCTAATTGGGCAAGCCATAAGTATAGGGAAAAGTATGGTGTATGGCCTAGAGATTTAGTATATCGAACTGATACCCCATCTATTGCTACTATGAATTGGATTAAGCATAGAATGATTGCTTATAGTAAAGCCAATAAAAAAGATAGGAAGGTAGCATGAGATTTGAAGATTTCGCAAGAATACATGGCCTCATCATAGATCGTGTCATACCACATAGACAAGTTAGAACACCAACAGAAGACCACCCAAGAAGTAGGAATGGATCATATAAATTTCTAGGCCACTTCGGTTTCGTTCAGAATTGGGCTACTATGTCAGAACCAGCTATTTGGTTTGACGATAATAAAACAGCCTCATTCGAGGTAATAAAACGCAGTTCTGCTCAGGAGGATAAAGATCGGGAACGCCTAGCTAAGAAAGCAAGTGATAAGGCGGGTTGGATATTGCACCAATGTAAACAAGAAACCCACCCATATCTAGCATCTAAAGGATTTCCTAATGAGTTAGGTAATGTATGGACTAAAGATAATGAACGCATATTAGTTATACCCATGCGGATCGACAAAAGACTTGTTGGTTGTCAACTCATCAATGACAAGGGGGTCAAGAAGTTCCTGTATGGTCAGACTACTAAGGGGGCAACCCTCACCATGAACGCAAAAGGGTATCCCATCTTCTGTGAGGGGTATGCGACTGCCCTCAGCATCAGAGAAGCCATGATCGCTAACAATGTCAAGTATTCGATCCACGTTTGCTTTAGTGCATCTAACATGAAGTTCGTAGCAGGGCAATTCCCCTATGGACTCATCGTTGCCGACAACGATCACTCCCATGTTGGTGAGACTACCGCTAGGAAAACAGGCAAGCCTTACTGGATTTCGCCCGCAATCTCCGAAGATTTTAATGATTTTCATAAACGAGTAGGCCTCTTTAAAGCCTCTCAATCCCTTAAAAAGAAGTTAATAGAGATAGGTAGCTTGGTGTTCTAAACTACCTATTATAGTCTAATAAAAGTAAAGATTATTGACTTGCGCTAACAAAGGTTTCTTGAATACATTCTTGCTTGGGTGTATTCTATGATCGTGAAAGAACTGAGAATGCCCAACGGGATTGTAAGTATAACCCTTTTGTTTTGTTAGAAATTTAACTGCCTGTAATTTATAAGTTAGTAATTGAATTTGAGTAGGCTCTTTGGCCTTTCCTTGTTGGATCAAGGATATATACTCGAATTGCTTTGGCTCGTAAACTACATCACACACTCGGCTAATCGTCTTGGCTCGGTTCATAACGACATTATAAACTGCCATTTGATTATCAAAGTTAGCACCAGCTTCACCGAATAATACAAGGGCTAAGCAAGTGCTTGCTAGTTCTAGTTCTACCATAAATAGTCCTCTTTGTTATTATGGAACGCACAGATTATCAGTATTATCAAGGCTTTCAAAGCATACATGGTCATCAATGTATGCTAAAATAAGCCTTACGGGCTATCCCTTTACCTCAACAATCCTGAAATCTTCACGATCTGGAATGTCTGGCATATAACCTTCAAGCAAGGCATATCTACAATCCTCAAAAAAATCATCTAAGGCTATCTCAGCCTCCTCTTCGGTTTCAAATAAGCTAGGCTCATCATCAACCGACCATGTATTAGTCCAACCACCAAACAAACAAAACTCTTGCACCTCATAACTCATCATCTTCCTCCTCATTCTCTGTTATCCAACCGCTTTCAAGTAATTCATCTCTGCTCATGTTTAGATAATAATTCGACATACCTTTTATAGCCCAACTACACAGGCTATTTCTTCCCATGTCATATACTTCCTGTTCTATCCCAAACATAACCTCATCAATATCCTCTTGGCTAAGTTCTTTATTCATGTTATTCCTCCACATCATCTATTGTAAAATTATCGCTATCACAAGGCTCTAAACTACCAAACCTCATGTCATTAAACTTCTCAATAGCTTCCTCTTTAGTTTCTGCCTCGATATCCTCTTTATAAAACACTTGCTCACTTGCTCTAATTCTGAATGTTTTCATCTTTGATTTCCTTAACCAAAATGTTATCTAAATATTCAGCATTAACAGGATCAATGCTTCCTTCGCCATCATAAAGCCTAGCAATAGCATTATCTTCTGTATCAGCATCAATCATATAATATTGATACAATGTTTCTCTCAACATAAATTTAGGCATCTTTAACCTCCTCTATCTCTCTTTTATCTTCATAATAATCTACTATTTCAAAGCCCCAATTGCTCGGTAAAGTTTCAATGTAATGAGCATAATTAAAAAAATCACAATCCTCAAATAGCTTGTCTACTGCTTCCTTATTCTCTGCTTCTATTTGATAAACGACATCAACTATTTCCTCACGCTTTTCAGGCACTATTACTCTAAATGTTTTCATTGTTGGCTCTCCCCTATAAATGTTATATCTGCATCTCTAATATCACTAGGCTCTAAATCGCTATATAACTCCCAAAATAATTCACTAGCTTCATCACGATCTTCTGCCTCAACCATTGTTTTATACACATGAGTTTCTCTTGCTTCAATTAAAAACTTTTTCATAATTAACCCCTCTCTGATATATCGCAATATAAAATGTTATCATCAGGCACTTCATCTATATCAAGTAGCTTGCATATTTCATTATATGTTTCAATTCCGCTTGTTGACATACGATTACAATCCCAACCTAAATCGGTAATTAAACCTTTTAATACCTCTAAATCTAATTGTTTCATGCTGAACCCCCATAAAACTTTTCAAAGTCTTCAGAGTAAAAAGTTCTAGTGCAACCCCTCGATACCCTAATCCAACCATCTTCATCATAGTCATTATTGGTCATAGAAAACTCTATTGTGATAGAAGTAATTAATGACGGATCGCCATCATCTACTTCATCAGCTTCAGTTTCATACTCATCTACTTCCGCCTTATCCACCACAAAATCATGGTGTGCAAAAAAATACTGCCCTACATTTACACCCATACATTTTGAAAACTCATCTATATCATTTTCTTTCAGATAAATACTCATGTTGCCTCCCATTTCTTAATTTGATCTAATAAATCCTCTGCCAATTCAAGCCTACCTTCAAAAATACCCCCTGAATTGTCTGTAAGATATTCATTTCCTAAAGCCTCTTCAGCGTCTTCTGATACATTAATACAATAATCTTTTATTAGCTTTATGATTGCCTCATGCTTATTCATACTGCCCCCTCTGTTTGTTTAATATCACTATGTTGTTTACGCCAAGCCTTGACCATAGAATAACGCATGGCCTCTCTTAAAGTTCTTGGTGTCTGCCATTGATAGTAATTGTATTTAAAGAATTGCTTAGCCTTTTCTTGATCTGTTTTCATAGTTCCCCCTACCATGATGATGAATAATAAAAATCCCATTGATCTTTAAGACTATCGTCATTAATCAACTTGTCTAAAGCGGGTATTGTCCGTCTAATCTGTTCTAGTTCCCATTCTTTTCCGTCATCGTCATCAGCTTGAAGCGGTAATATATCCTCTGCTAATGATGGATTTTCATCTACCTTTTTCAAAGTATCTAATAATTCCTGTAATGTATCTCTAGCAACCCAATATTCCCCACAATTATCCTCGCCACCTTGAGCATTCATAACAAACCAATGATGAATAGCCCATGCCTTGCGCCAATAAAAAGCCTCTTTTCTTACTTCATTGGTATGGCCTAATGACGCACCGCCTATCATTTCATCAATCTTATCGGCCAAAGCCTTATCGTGTTCATTAAAACTAAACAAATAACGTTTAGCTGATAAATACATATCTAAACCCATGATTTTCCCCTTTCAAAGTTAATAAAAACAAAACCGCCTCATGCTAAGTAATGACGCAAACTTTTCTATACGCCTACTTATCCCATAAAGCGATAATTTCTCCTGATTTGATCAGATCAGCAACCCATAACCCGAAATCAGTAGAGCGATAAAAGGCATTGAAGCCCCTGTCTTGATGTCTTAGTTTATGAAACCTATCAACCAAGCTATCAAAATCAGCCATTTGTAATTTTTCCATGATTAAGCCTCAGGGTGCTTATGTTCCCAAACACCCTTCCCTAAGTTAATTAATGTCTGCGCCTCGTTTGGATATAATCCATGATGTTCAGCAAATTTATCAATAGTCAAATAGTCATTTCTATAATCCAAATATGCGTCAATCAGGATATCTCTTAATTCCCTATTCCATGTAATCATATTATCCCTTTCAAATAGGCCAAAAATAGCCCCTTAAAGCCCCTTTAAAGAGGCTTTAAAAGATATTTCTAGTTATATGTATCTATCATGCCCTCAGCGTCATTAATAGCTATCTGTCTATCGCCAAGATAACCAAATTGACTGTCTATGACTTCACCCTCGCTATCTAAAATCCTAACCCCATATGTATCGCCCCTGAGATAATAGTCATATTCTTTAGTTTCAGCTTCTAATAATTTATAAGGCTCAGTTATGCCTTCTGCCTCTGCTTTTTCTTTTGTGATGTAGATAAAACCGACTTGTCCGCTATCCCAACGACATGAAAACGGGCTTGTTGATATTGTGATATTGCCATGCTCATATAAATAGAGCGGTAAATAATAGATCGTGTCTTTATTGGCCTCAATCCAATCCAATAAATCCTGAGGCTCATTAAAATTATGCTCATCGCCCAAGTTATAGCGCTTATGAAAACAGGCCATAAAGCCTAAATTTTCATTAAACTTTCTAGGATCATCAGGATAAGTGTCATAACATAATTCTATTTGATAATCTTTATATTGCATTGTTTCGATAATGTCATTCATGTTAAGCCCTTTCATCATCAGTTAATACTTCATAATTTTTACGATACTTAGGCTCAATAAAGATAATCTCGCCATTTTCATCTCGTATTTCATGCCCAAAATCATTTAATAAAATTCCGCTTTCTGATATATAGTCCATGTTATTCCCCTTCCCTAGATTTTAAAATGTCTTTGATTAATTCCGCCTCATGCTCGGTAATGCTAAGCCAATTCGTATTCCCGCTTTCTGCATGAATTTTCAGGCTTAAAGCCTCGCCCTTAGTGTTGAATATCTTGTTGAATTGCCGATCTATATAATCCATTTTTAACCCCTTTCAGTTATGGCCTAATTTAAGCCCCTAAGCGCCCTAAGATAAGGCGCTTAAAGATTAAACTAAACCACATGGGGCGTTTGTTGTGCTAGCGTGTCGCATTCCTCTTTATTAATGAAGCCTAAGCGCTTTAGATCGTGAATTATTGAATAGTTAGTATGAAAAATCATATCCATGCCACAACCGCCAATTCTGAAGTAGTCGCTATCATTAATTTTTCTGTATCCTAAAGCGTCAAAGAATTGATAAAAATTATAAAGAAAATGCCTATTCTCGCCCTTGCTCATCTCTAAGAATTTAATAGTGCGGGACATTCCACTTTTTGAAACCGAACCGATAGAACAGATCATTCTAGCCTCTTTAATTGCGCTTATATATCTTTTGGCGTGATCTGTGAAAGTTTCGGAAGTCATTCCATAAGTGTTCTTTTTATTGTAATTTTTTACTATTACGTCTATTTCTGTTGTGTTTATCATTTTGAAGTCCCTTTCTGTTGTTTTTTCATTTTTAATACTACCTCGCAAGCCTGAAGCCTTAAATTATCATCATCAGAATTTAAGAAGCCCCCAAGCGTTTTTAATGCTTTTCTCATGTTCCGAAGTTCCCATTCAGGCCTAGCGGATAAGTTTACAATGTATTCTTGAAGCGTCATATTATTCCCCCTTAGATGTAGAGGCCTCATATATTAAAGAGGCCAAGCGCTCTGCGAACCATTCATTAAGCAAGGTTAAAGCGTCTTTTTCCGTTATGTTAAATTCTGAAACGATCATATCAGCGCTTACAATAAGCCCCTCATAATGCGCCTTGTCAATCGTTCTGAATATCCAATCTCTTTTAAAAATAGCCTGTTCATTCATAAGAAGCCCCCTTGATAGCTAGAAAAGCATAAGCCCCCGCCAAGCTAAAGCATAATAGCGAAGCGAAAAGGCCTATAAACTCTAGCGAATATAGGCCTAAGATTGATAAAAGCGTAGATTGTAAAGCCCTCAATAGTTCATACATGGTTAAGCCCTCTCTAATAGTTATTATTGACATAATCAAGCAAGGAAGCCTTGATAGATTGACTATCAACATTTTGATAATCACTATTAATAAGATTGGTTAAAAGGCTTGTGTAGTTCTCATCATCTAATAGTAGATGACTATCTACTAAGGCCTCATTGACTACTGCGCTATGAATTGCATTAGCTAAACTATAATTAATGTTCATTTTGAACCCCCGAATATGAAATTAAAATCTTGTTTATTGTAATATAAATCACCAAAGGCGCTAATATCATCAAAAGCGCTGCAATTATTACATTTAAGCATTGTAGTCCCCTTTTTATGATAAATAACCGCCTCACAATTACAACAAGAGACCGCATTTAGTCCCTTGTTGTTTAATATAGCCCAGTTCTTAACAATGTTATCCATTTATAAGATTTCCACGTCTATTGATCTCATAATTGATAATAGGTAATTCATGCAAATAAATTCTATTATCTTTTAAAGTATCAATCCTTTCTTGACATAGTTTCAGCCTTGCAAATAACTCTGAATTATTCAAAAATCTATAACCCTCACTTAATTGATGTAATGTTTTGTTATCCATAATTGAACCCTTTCAAATATAAGGCAAAAGCGCCTAAAAAGTATTAGATAACATAATTTAAAATAATGCAAGTTATTTATACAATTTTATCAATTGACTAAAAGCCACCTGAAAACAGCATGGATAGCGAAGCGAAAAAGCCCCGAATGTGTTCCAAGCGTATAGGGAAAGCATATAAGAGAGTATATGAATTGGTTAATAGGATAACATCAGAGCATAGAAGAAAATGCGTTATAGAGCGATTATGTAAGCCGAAATAGTAGCAACTTATAATTAAATGCTATATAATGAGCCTTTTACATATGTTCTCGTTATATACCCATTAATTATGAAGCTAACCCGTAAACAGATAAAAGAGGGATTGGAAGCTACCCCGATCGATACGCTACTCATCGGAAGCCCTAAGACATTGACCAAAAAACAAAAAGCATTTGCCGAAGCATTGGCCATGACAGGCAATAAAGCCGAAGCCTATCGACAAGCCTATGACACACACTCAAGCCCATCAATTCAAAGCCAAGAAGGCCAAAAGCTAGCAAAAAACCCCATTATCGCCCTTCAGGTTGAGGCCATAAAGCTATCATTAGAGGCGCAAAAATATCTTTTACCCGCTCATTTAAGAGCCTTAACCATACAAAAGCTAACAGAAAAGGCTCTCGACCCTGATGTTAATCACGCTCAGCAGATCAAGGCGCTTGAATTACTTGGTAAGATTACAGAAGTAGCCCTTTTCACAGAGCGAAAAGAGATAACCGCAACCGATACAAGCGCCAAAGCTAAAGACAGGCTTATAGATACTTTAGCTAAGGCCATAAGATCATCATCAAATATTAGCTTGGATAAGAAGCAACAGGCCGATGACTTACTAAAAGAGATAACAGGCGGTTCATTGAATAACCCTAATCCCGATATGGTTGATCAAGCGCCTGAGGATATCATTGACCAAGAACATATGACTGAAGATCATCTCTCAAACGAACCTGAGGCGGAAGAAAAGGAGGAAGGCTTGAGGCCACCCATACCCGACCCCCAAATTGTAGAAAATTTTGAGGATGACCTAAGCCATACTATTCCAGACAAACAATCCGCATCTATATCCGCAACCACCCCTATCGAAACAGAAACCACACAGGGGGAGGGGGTATCTGATTTTTGGGAGCAGTTTGAGGCTAAGTCTACAGGAAACACCCCCCTTGTTGATTCTGGGTCCCCTACAAGCCCTATAGATATATCTAACCCAAATTGGACAGAGAAATGACCTACGAGAGGATTGATGTATCTATGGTCTATACTCATATCATATGGTACTTTGTGTTTACTATATATCTTAATACTGTCTTATTTGCTTTATATGCAATATGGGCTGACCTACAAGAAGATGGGGGGCGGAAAGAAGATTGGATCATGGTTGGATTGGTTGTAGCATGGATTGCTTTGGCTTTTATGGTTTATTACATAACGGAGTCTTTATGAGCAGAATAGATATTGTGGGGCAAAACGGCAACGATGGGCTTCATTATGACAAGCTTCCCTATAGTCCAGAGTTTACTTACTGGTATGAAAGAATCTACTTACAAAGCCCAAGCCTTTCATCTTTACAGTATGACGATGAAAAGATGTGGGAAGCATGGAAAGCAGCTAAAGAACTTGGAGTTAAAGATGTGGAACTATAGGATTATAAAGAAACGTGATGAAAAGATGGATGAAGATTTTTACTTCCTATCTGAAGTCTATTATAACGATGACGGCAGTCCTATGGCTTATACAGATAATGACTTTATATCTGGAAGTACAAAAGAAGAGATTGTCTGTGTCTTAGAGATGATGTTAGATGATGCTAATAAAAGACAACCTGTATTAAGAGAAAAAGATTTTTATAACAAAGACAAGGAAAAACCATGAAAAAACTAGCAATAGCATTAGGTATCGTATTATCTTTAGTAGCATTAAGAGCGTATGCATGCTACACACAGATTTACATTATAGATGGCCGTATTGTTAACTGTACGACTTGTGGTAACGTAACCAACTGCTTCTAATCAATGACCCCAGCACAAAAAGAGATCTTTCTGATCGTTGACGAGTTCTGGAAAACCTATGGCTTTGGTCCGACTATAGATGATGTGATGCGTCTAACGGGCGAAAAGGGTAGGGGTAATGTGGCCCGTAAGATGCAAATACTTATTGAGATAGGGGTTTGCAAAGGGGTCAAAGGGCGTGCTCGTTCAATCCGTCCAGCTGGGTTAAGGGTAAGAGATCTTGAGTGATAAAGTCGTAGAACTGATGAATATGCTATCGCCTGAAGAACAGGCTATGGTATTAGAACAAGTCAGAGAGTATGACAACGCTTTACTTCGTGAAGAAGGCAGTGAAGACTTTATGAAGTTTGTAACGACTATGTGGCCTGGATTTATTCATGGAAGACACCATGTTTTAATGGCGAGGAAGTTTGAACAGATCGCTAATGGTGAGATCAAACGATTAATCATTAACATGCCTCCTCGACACACAAAGTCTGAGTTTGCATCCTTTTTACTCCCTGCATGGTTCTTAGGAAGGTTTCCAGGTAAGAAGATTATTCAGTGTTCTAATACAGCTGAACTTGCAGTTGGGTTTGGACGAAAGGTGCGAAATCTGGTAGACTCTGAAGTCTATGCGAAAATATTCCCAAATGTCGCCCTTCGGTCTGACTCTAAAGCTGCTGGTCGCTGGAGTACTAATGCTAATGGTGAGTACTTTGCTATTGGTGTGGGTGGTACTGTCACAGGTAAGGGAGCTGATCTACTCATCATTGATGACCCGCATTCGGAACAGGAAGCAGCATTAGCCGCTGGAGATCCATCGGTATACGATAAAGTATTTGAGTGGTACACCTCTGGTCCACGTCAACGTTTACAACCAGGAGGTTCGATTGTAGTCGTTATGACCCGTTGGGCTAAACGAGACCTCACAGGCAGGATTCTACAATCCATGACGGATCGTGATGGTGATGAATGGGAAATTATAGAACTCCCAGCTATCTTACCTAGTGAGAAACCTTTATGGCCTGAGTTCTGGTCTTTTGATGAATTAAGTAAACTAAGAATAGAGTTGCCGTTATCTAAATGGCAAGCTCAGTACCAACAAGACCCAACCTCTGAAGAAGGTGCGCTAGTTAAGCGTGAATGGTGGCAAGAGTGGGAAAACGAAAACCCACCTTATTGTCAGTTCATTATTCAGTCATGGGATACCGCTTTTACTAAGAATGAACGTTCTGACTATTCAGCTTGTACCACTTGGGGAGTGTTTTATAAAGATGAAAACGAAAATGATCCTCATATTATTCTTCTTGATGCTCTTAAAGAGCGGATGGAATTCCCTGAGCTTAAGGCAAGAGCTTTGGAATACTACCAAGAATGGCAACCTGATGCCTTTATAATCGAAGCAAAAGCCTCTGGAGCCCCGTTAGTCTTTGAATTAAGAAGGATGGGAATACCCGTTCAAGAGTTTACACCGACCCGTGGAAACGATAAAATAAGCAGATTAAACTCTGTAACAGATTTATTCGCTTCTGGCAAGGTTTGGGCACCACGCAAAAGGTGGGCCGAAGAAGTCATAGAAGAGATGGCAGCCTTTCCAAATTCAGACCACGATGACTTAGTGGACTCTTCAACCCAAGCTCTTATTCGGTTTAGAAAGGGAGGATTCGTTAATCTTCCAACAGACGAACCAGATGAACCAAGAGAATTTAGACGC